TGATGCACTCCGTACTGTTCGCACACCGCCTCACACAACGCATCCATCACCACCTGATTATCGTAATGCCGCAAGTCATCACGAAGCGACTGCCACCTCTCAGACAACTTCACATCACCCGTGTTATCAACCGATACCGCTGCACACACAGACTCAAACCGCCTCACTGGGTCAGCCACCCAATGCCACCAACCCTCAGAATATATCCAAAACTTACTACAAAAATACACCCCAACACTTTCGAAAAACTTTGCACTAAAATTATACTTCCACGCCAAAGACTGTACAGCCTTCGCAACATCCACAGGTCGATTAGTCTCCAAAGCATAGTCGTCACCCTTGACGTCAAGACTGATTACCATTCCTCTCTCCAATCTAGCCGCATCGACAACTGCCAACATTGTTACGATACCGTTCCTAAACAATGTTTTAAATATACCCGAAAGACCCTGCAACACAATATGCATCAACAACCCATGCATAAGTGACACCGCCTTCTTAGGTCCCATAGTAACCTTCCACCTAGCCAAGGTGTCCTCGTCCAACCCGTGCTGCCTATAAAACTCTAACTCTACGGTAAACGCCATCACTTCCAAACTTCTGTCAAAGTTAAAACTATCACCCTGATACCTGTGCACCTTATCACAAGATGCCCTTACCGGCTCCAACGAATTAAACCACAACTCGTGTTCCGCCGGCGAAGACCGAGAATTAAACCGTACACCCGGCACAGTCAACCTATCGACCACATCGTGCGCTCTCGACATAATTGACGAATACATAGCATTCATAGTCTTCGACTCATTATACATAATCGTTTGCGGCAGAGGAACCTTTCCATCACTCCCAGGATCCACCGGTGGTTTTGCTTTTCCCTTAGTCATAACCAACCACCTACGAAGATCCACATCCGGCATAGAGAAAAACTCCCTTAACATCGCCTCGGCCTTCGAAGTATCCACTTTAGAAGCATAAACCTCCAAATCCTCAACACACGGCTGCCACATACCAGACTCAAGCTCTTTAACCAAAATTTCTTTCCAGTTCTCCACATAACACACATCTTGCATTTTCCGCACCGCAGCCACCGGCTCCGTAAGAAAATCCAAATTCCCACGATTCGTAGGCACAAAACTATTCCGTTT